CCAAGACCACGGCAGCCCATCCCAAAGATCTGCAGGAGTTAAAATAGCTCCTGACAGAGCGGCAGCTAAATGCTTCCGTGTTTGGGGTAATGCAACATCCTTGATATAGAATACATACTCACCTGCGAAGGTGATATTACGCATGTATGTCCATCTCTCGGAAGAGCTCCACGCAGAAGGAAGGTAAGGAAGGCCATTATAGCCTCCCCCACCGACATTCCACATTTGGAGTTCACCTGGGTGTTCTAAATGCCCAGATGTTGCATCATAGAAGACGGAACCCTTTCTCTTAATCGGTTTCCCGACATTGGCTTGCAAAAAGTCAAGCTGCTTAGAAGCACGATCAACGAAGTTGATCATATTTCTAATATCAGCTAAGAGAGGTTTCCAGCCAAATTGTACAGCTAGGAAGTAATCACTGATATGTTTGATGCCATCCAAAGATGCGTGAAGCAGCTTTGGAACATCGCGCAATTCAGCGATAGACAAACCTAATTGAAAATTTGGTCTGGCAGGCTTGAATTTATTCCAAGCCTGAGCTCCGTATCCAACTATGTCGTCTACATCACTTTGTGGAGGTAGGTCCGAGTAAGCCGCTCCGTCAAAAGACCGAGCAGCCCATCCGAGACCAAGATCTCCCTCAAAGAAGTAGCCGCCAGGGTTGATACCAGAAAAGCTTACGCTATTTCTGGTCCACCAAGACTTCCGGATAGTTAGTTCGCCCCCGTCATCTAAAATGAGATTTCGGGATCCGCGAAAATTCTTATTCCGGACAGTGTCAATGCACGATGACAACCTAAGTAGCGTTGGTTTCCCAAGCGACAAAGGTTGAGTAAATCGCGCACCACCAGTTCCATTGTAATAATATCCGATATTTGCATAATCCTCACTGTCAAAAGTGCGGATTAGCCTGTCTCGGTATATACGAGGGAGCTGTGGGCCATAAGTAGGATCAAAAGCCTTTGTAGTCGGAATATCCGAAGCTACAGGGACATCTGGTCCAGTCAGAGGGCTTGTCACAGTTATGGTGATCCTTCTATAGGGATTAGGTCTAACGGATACTAGCAGA